TTAAGCCCCCGCACCCCCCGATTTTCCCCGCGAGTGTGGACACATTGTGGACATTGTTGCCAATGGATTATAGGCGACAGCGTCCATAAGGTAGTCAGGTGAAAAGTGCGCATAAGTCATCGTCTGCGAAATATCGGAATGACCCAGAATGCGCTGTAAGGCGATTATATTCCCTCCCTTCATCATAAAGTGCGTGGCAAAAGTATGGCGCAATGCGTGTGCCGCCTGACCATCAGGCAAATTAGGCTTTGCCTCTTTAAGCATTTTTCGAAACCGGCTATAGCTGACGATAAACAGCCGCCCCGATTTTTTGCTTAAAACAATTTCAGCAACTTCCGGTGAAATAGGAACAACCCGCTTTTCGCCATTTTTGGTATGGGAAAACATAACGCGGTTATAAACGATGTTTTCAGCTTTAAGGCCGAATGCCTCACCCCATCTTGCACCTGTTGCCAGACAAAGCACCGCGATTCTGTAGTAATCACCTTTCAGGGATGAAAGCAGCTTGTCGATCTCATCCTGTGACAGGTAGGACATTTCAGAGCGGACTTCTCTTAGCGGAGGTAGTTGTGGGACGGGGTTTTCAGAATGGAACTCGTCGAGATCAGCCATTGATTTAAATATGCCGCTCAGCGCGAATAAATCATGGTTGATGGTTGAAGCCTTAATGCCAGCAGCCAGACGTAATGAGCGATATTCAACAAGCGCGCGAGTATCAATCTGATACATCATTGGATCGAGCATATCCCTACAGATGCCCAGGACTGCGCTTAAGCGCCGGTTTGCATAGGGAAGGTTTCGCCCCAGAAGCATCCACCACTGCTCTATGAACTGGCTCATGCGTCGTTTATCTGCGGGTTTGTTGAGAAATTCATGCGTCTGGTATCTGGCAACGATGCCGCGTTCGTACGAATGCGCATCTGCTTTGCGGTCAAATTTTCTACGGATACGCTTTCCATCGCGGCCCCGTGGTCTTACATCCACTTCATAGCGTCCATCTTCGAGTTTCTTAACTGACATAAGAAAGCCCTCCGATGTACAAAATTGCCTGTTCCCATAGATCGTCAGCCCATGGGTAAAACACATCTAACCAATTCTCATCCCTTAACGGCCAGACGTGATTTCGTCGGGCATATTGCGCGCGAGAGCCGGAGCAATCTGCCCCTTCGCTGGATCCACGCGGTCGTAAAGAAACCAGTCTTGATACTTATGGAATCGCGGATGGCTAAACAGCTTGATTGCAGACTCAAGAGATATCTTAGCCTTACCTAATTCATAACCGTTATAAGTGCTGTAATTTATTCCTGTTAAATCAGCTACTTCTTTTGATTTTAGCCGCTCCGAATCTCGAATTAACTTTAACTTTTCGCTATGCAGGTTTGACATGGTATGGGAGTTCTCGTATTTTATGGTTACAGACGCATCAGGAGACGTAACTTTACCTCCTGAACCCATTTAACCCCAGCGGGGGCTAACTCAGGGAATTTAGCACAAATGACGAAACTAAGTGAAATTGACTCTAGGAACTCCCGGCACCATCCGCTTGACGATGCAAGAGCTATCCGCCTTTGCAAAATGACAGCGAAACAGGCCGCTAAAATCCGCGACATGCCCCGCGATGAGCTGGCAAATCAGATCTTCGTTAACGCTGAAGAATTTGCCTACATCACCGGCCGCTCTCGCAAATCGGTTTGTCACCTGATGGATCGTAATCAGGTTCCAGTTCACCGCGAAGGGATGCCCGGCTCTAAGCGCCCACGTCGCTTTATCATGCTTCAGGAATACCTGAACGCCATGCGCAACTGCCGCGCCCTGGTCACTGCTGATGAGCATTACTACATTGATCGCCTGATGCGCGACCGGGCAACCTTCCGCCGTGCCAAAACGCGCGGGCAGCAGCCTTCAGACGTCAGGGCATAAACATGCATCAGCTGATACGCGCAAATAAATTCATCACCCTCTATCGCGGCTTCACCATTGCTAAATCGCCACGAACGCCGGTACGCCCGCGCAACCAGTACGGCATTTCAAAAGAGGGTGTCTATTTCGGGTGTGAGTTTGCAGAGGCTGAAGCCATGCGATTTATCGACCAGCTGTACTTAGATTGCAAAGATCAATCAAACAACTGGAAAGTCGATAAATGAGCGACACTTCTGTTTACTTTTATCTTGGCTCTTTATGCCTGAGCGGAGCGCTAATTATGGGAGATCTGGAATGTTTTTTTCTTTGCGTTTTATTCTACTGCGCCGGGTTAATCACATACTTATGCTGAAGTGGCCCAATGCTTGAATCACTGTTTATGCTCTGCCTGTTCGTTCTGGTCATGATGTCCCTGCTGGCAGCGGGCTGCATGGTTTACGCACTGGCGCTGTTCTGCGGCGTAATTAAGTAATCACCAGCCATATTGATATGAGGTCAGGAAAATGAAGAAAGCCTACGCAGTCCTGATAAATGACATTCTCCAGCAATATCACTTTGACGCTGAGCACAGCGGCACAAATGACACGCTCAGCCTGGGCATGGCTTTTATGGCATTGCAGTTTGCCGCGAAGTATTCCGGCGACACAGTTGCTGATAAAGAAATCAGCCAGATGATTGCTGATTGCAGAAAGGGAATTATTCCTCGCCCTATAAGTGGTCAGCGTGATGTTATTTATTTCTGATATTGAATATTAATAAAGGTTACAGCAATGAACACCTTAATTAACAAACAGACCAGCGCATTATCAAAATCAAAAGTACCGGCTGAACAGTGGCCGGAGGGCGAGTTTCCAGAGCCGTGCAAAAAATCAGCCTCCATTATTTACATTAAGACTGCACGCGCTAAAGCGCTATTCCCGCTGAACGAGTTTTCATGCCTCACTGACTATGGAAGAGCTACCGGGGATGGTACTCCCTGGACAAATATGTTGTTTCATGGCGGACACTTTAAAGCAGATGTCGCTTTCAAAGTCCTTTCAAAAGTCATGCGGGATGTATTGGCAGCTCAATATAACGCCCCTTATACACGTTTCTTTGTTGAGGTCGATTTTAGTGATTGCCCCGAAGGAGCAATCACATTCAGCCCACTGGTTTAACGAAATAAACTTTTAGCAGACGGGTGAGGATCGGCAATGGCGCGAGCTAATGCGAAGGATTTAGAAAAATGTGTGGCATTAACCAGTATGCCCCCTGACTCATAAGCGGGTGCAAATGCCATTTCAGCACGAAAACGCATTGCACTTCTTAAGGCCGAATTTGCCGTCGCATAACGACGATTTGGGTTGATCAGGCTGGAGCTGGAATAGATTTCTTCGTTGTCATGATACAGGTGCCAAAGCCAGCCCGTAGCCATCTTGCTTAGTTCGAATTCAACCGGATACCTCACGGATGAATTAATAGCAGCACCTGATAAAACCTGACCCTTACAGATAATTGGAGATTTTTCAGTATCCAGTGCGAAAGCCTGAAGATCCTTAATGGCGTAACTGAAGTTGGAAAATTCATTACCAGAGATAAGTGGTTCGTCTTCGTAGCTCTTCAGTACCCAGCGGGAGGTATGGTTAAGGGTTTCGATCATGAACTTCATAAGCGTTCCTTTATTGGTAGGTGGAGATTCGCACCCGTCAATCCTGCAAGAATGCGCGGGCGCGAAAAAGTTACCACCAAACCCCATGCCGGGCGGGGGCAAACGTCCGGCAACTTGATTTACATCAACGGGTTTAACCGAAGCGCCATTGAGCAATGTCGCTTCGGATACATCAGTCATTACAGGTAATAACGATGAACGGTATCGAAGAAAACAAAACACCCTTGCAGCTCGCAACCCATCAGCGCTGGCTGGACAGAATCCACAATCAGCTGGATGCGGCAGCCTGTCGTAACGAGACAGCAGAGCGTTACGAGAAGCTGACCGCCCCACAGCGCAAAGCGGTTTTCGTCATGGGGAACGCTGTCGCTGAAGAATGTACGGACCAGACCATGCGCAAACTTGAGGGCAAAGACATCTTCATCGCCTGGCAGGATCTGACACCACCGCAGCGCCGCACTATCGCGCGCGGCATGGAGGCTATCCGCTACCTTGCACGGGAAGTACCGGCCCGTTACAGGCCAGGCGACATCGGACGGGTAAACCCTGACACCAGTCATTAACACCTGATTTAAACCCTGAGCAAAACCATGGCGTCAACCCGCCAGGCTTCGCTCGCCCTGAAAACAGCAGAGGACAGCAACATGACCAGCCAGCGAAATCACATCATGATTGATATTGAAGCACTCGACGTACGTCCAACAGCCGCGATTGCAGCCATCGGAGCTGTGGCATTTAACCCGGAAACGGGTGACGTTACCGATAAGCTTTACTGCCGCGTTGACATTGAAAGTAGCGAGCAAAGCGGCGGCACCCTTGGTGCCAGCACGGTGAAATGGTGGCTGCGTCAGTCAGCGGATGTACGCGCCGAGCTGATCTGTGAAGAGGCCGTAACGGTAGAGCGTGCGCTGGCTGACCTGAATCTGTTTGTGCTGCGAAAAGGCAGCTTCGGTGACTGCATTGTCTGGTCAAAGGGCACCGATTACGACTTTCCCATTCTCTACAGTGCCATGGCGCGTGCAGGCATTGCTCCTTCATGGAAATACCACCAGGTGCGTGACGTCCGCACCCTGCTCGAAACTCTCCCCCTCATTGGTGCCGACTCCGCGCGCGCAGTGCCTTTTGAAGGCGCACCCCATCAGGCGCTGAATGATGCATTACATCAGGCCCGGCTCGTGACGTTCGTCTGGCGGGGTCTGGCCGCAATGGGGACGGTACACAACAACACCATGATGGAGCGTGCCTGATGGCAGTCACGATGAGCGGCATATGCGCAATCACACCCATTTACGCCCGCGCGGTAAGCATGCTGCGTCAGTACGAACGCGGCGCACGTAATTTTTCCCGCATCAAACCTTACGGTTACCTCGTGATCCGTGTGGGACGTCGCTGGTGCCTGCTCAGTAAAAACGGCGGCCAGCACTGGCGATTGATGACCCATGAAACCTACAACAACGAGAGTGTAAAGCGATGAAATGGATTCTGATTTTTTGGCTTATTGGCGGGCACCCATCAGTTGCAACTGTAGAGTTTGATGATCAGACCGCCTGTAAAGCCGCTTTTCAGGCTATCAAAGCGGTAAATGATGGTGAGATTTTTCTGCGTGGTGTCTGTGTACATCAATCGGAGGACAGCAAATGAACCGTTCCCCACTCAAATGGCCGGGCGGGAAATCTCGTGTCATGGCGCAGCTGCTACCGTATCTGTCAAAAGCAGACTGCCTGATTGAACCTTTCATCGGCGGTGCATCCGTTTTTATGAACACAGATTATCGCCGTTACGTGCTGGCCGATATCAATCCGCACCTGATTAACTTCTATCAGACGATTGTTGCTGACACCGAGGGTTTCCTTGAGACAGCCTACAAAGCGCTGTTCAGAGATAGCAATAATGCTGAAAAGTTTTATTCAATGCGTGAGATGTTTAACCAGTGTAAAGCGCCAGGATGGGCACAGGCAGCTCGATTTCTGTACCTGAATCGTCACGGCTACAACGGGATGATCCGCTACAATCAGAAAGGCGAACTGAATGTGCCGTTCGGCCACTACAAGCGCGTTTATTTTCCCGCAAAAGAAATTCGCCTGTTTGCTGAGAAAGCGCGGGACACAAAAGCCATTTTCCTCTGCGCTGATTTTCGTACCACGCTGCTGACGTATGCCGCACCCGATACCGCCATTTACTGTGATCCCCCCTATCTTCCTGCCAGCGCCACAGCCAATTTTACGAGCTACTACGCATCTGCATTTGGCCTTGTCCAGCATCAGAACCTGGTAAAAACGCTGCTGGAACTCAACAGAAAGCACGGTGCCCTGGCGACTTTCTCCGGCAGCGACACAGCCGAAACCCGCAAAGTTTATGCCCCGTTCCGCCTGCATGAAATCAACGTTCAGCGATCGGTGAGTGCTAAGTCACGCGGTAAAGCGGATGAATTGATCGGCACACTCAAAGTTTGTGAAGGCTGCGGATGCGCTGGCGGTGGCATGTGTCCTGACTGTGGCCCGTGCTGTGGCGATACCACATATGCGGCGATGGAAGAAAGTGGCGTGTTTGAGGATACCAGTTGCGCCTGTACCGGCACTGATGCCTGCAAAGACTGCATGCCGTTTGGTTATGGATGGCAGACACCCTGGCCGGAATTGCCGGGGGCCGGACATGAGTAAATCAGTCGAGATTACCGCCGCTGCTTTTGTATTCACTGACGCCAGAACTGGTCAGGGTTATATCCGCCAGCTCAGTGAGTTTGAATGTCGCCTCATATCTCAGCAACTTGCCTCGCTTGATGATGGTGAGCTGAAAGCTATTCCGGTTTATCCGGTTGAAATTCGGAAAATGAAAACAGGATGGGCACCATGACAACTTTCGCAATCAAGCATCATCCCTTGGGCTGGTCAGTGACAGATGAGCGCATTTATCAAAAAAACGCCGTAAATATAGTTTCTGTTTCAGGCGGCAAGGATTCGCTCGCGCAATGGTTGTTTGCATTGCTGAATGGCGTGGAGACAGTGCGAGTTTTTGCGGATACCGGACACGAACACCCGCAGACAATGGAGTATCTGGACTATCTGGAAAACAGGCTCGGTCCTATCAGACGTGTCCGTGCAGATTTTTCAGAACGCATTATCAAAAAACGCGATTTTATTGCGCGAGTGTGGGCGCAGACACTGGTCACCGACTGTGGAATGACTGACGCTGAAGCGGGACAAACTATCGAACGGGCGCTGTCCGTACTCCACCCGACGGGCGTGCCGTTTCTGGATCTGTGCATGTGGAAAGGCCGGTTCCCATCAACCAAGGTGCGTTTTTGCACGTTTGAGCTGAAACATGAGCCTATTAAGGTGCAGATTGTCGATCCTCTGATTGGGGACGGAAAAAAGGTTGTTTCATGGCAGGGAGTTCGCGCGCAGGAGTCTCCGGAACGGGCGCTGCTGGCAGAGTGGGAGGAGGGTTTTGATATTGGCCCGCGCCTCGCAATTTATCGCCCGATCCTGCATTGGCAGCATGAGGACGTGTTCAGGCTGGCTCGTCATTTTGGCATCAAACCTAACCCACTATATGAGCAGGGATGTTCGCGGGTGGGCTGTATGCCATGCATCCATGCGCGCAAATCCGAACTCGCAGAGATTTTTCAGCGGTGGCCGGAGGAAATCAGACGCGTCGCCGAATGGGAGAAAATTGTTGCCGCCTGCTCGCGCCGGGGTAATTCAACGTTTTTCCCGTCTACACAGGATCCCGTCAAATCAGAGCGCCGCAATGATTTTGTTACGTTGCATACACACGGCATTGAAACCTACCGGGATTGGGCGCTAACGACGCGTGGCGGCCGACAGTTTGATCTTTTAGCAGAAAGTTCTGAGCCGGGGACCTGCCTTAGTCATTACGCTGGCGTATGTGAATGAGTAACCATTCTCACGGACGCATCTCCCCCTCACCACCACCACCCTTTACCGGTGCGGCACCTCAGCCGCCCGGTTTTTACCCATGGAATGCAGCCCGGCCTGCATTGAATCCACGCGAAGAAACGCCGCAGATCACGGCTGAAGAATTTGATGCACGCCAGCAGTCAGCCGCACGCGCAATAGCACGGTGCGTCGCACTTAAAGAGCGTGACGCCTGGCTGGATGAGCGCCAGCAGTGGTCACAATCTGCTGACGGTATTCTGTCACGGATCAATACACTTCCCGTTTTCCTTCGTCAGCCTCTGCTAAATAAGATCGACTGGCTCCAGCGCAATCGCCCGCCTGAACAGCGTGATGCATATCTCAGTAATACCATTCTGAAGGCCATCATGCGGCTGGATGCCGTCCGGGAAAAACATACTGCCCGCGCCACCCCTTCAGAGTTGGGCGCGTACTGGTTCCGGCGCTGGCCGCATCTGCCTGAACAGACGCGACGCCAGGTTCTTACCTGGGGTAGTTCGCTGGCATCACAAATCAGCGAAATGTTTTTCACTGAGTGCCGGGCGCTGAAAGCAGAACTGGAAGATTTGAGCGATGAAGACCTGTTATGGCTTTATCGCCATGTTGGTCGCGAGGTAAGCACCCTACGTATCCGTCCGCCCTTCTGGCGCTCCCTGAATAAACGCTTTGATAAACTGCTGTGCCTGTCTGCGCTGGGCAGAATGATGAGCGCGGATTGGTGGGGGCGGCAGGTCTGGCGGCTACGTAACGACTGGCGGGAATGCCAGTTGCGGGCAATTAGTCAGATTCACAGACGCCGCAATCCTTACGTCAGCCAGGATGCACTGTCTGCATGGCAGGAACAGCGCCGGAAAAACCGGCAGTTCATCGCCGCGCATGAGCTTGAAGATGAAGACGGCAATGTCGCGTCGCTGGAAGCAATGGCACTGGCAAGCGTCAGCAACCCCGCGATCCGCCGACATGAATTGATGGCCCGCATGATGGGCGTCGAACAGATAGCCATGTCGCGCGGTGATACAGGGCTGTTTCTGACAATTACCTGCCCCTCCCGGTATCACAGCAATAACCATAGCGGCCACGCCAACCCTAAGTGGAACGGCGCCACCCCTTCTGATGCGCAAAAATATCTTTGTAAGGTCTGGGGCCGGGCTACGGCCAAACTGAAACGCCATGATTTAAGGCCATACGGTTTTCGCGTTGCTGAGCCGCATCACGACAGCACACCGCACTGGCATGTGCTGATCTTCCTCCCGCCTGACGAAGTTAAGCCTGCATTAGAGATTCTCCGCGATTACTTCACGCGCGAAGATCGCGCGGAGCTGGGGAAAAATACAGCAGCCCGTTTTAAGGCCAAAAAGATGGATCCCCGGAAAGGCAGCGCGACCGCATACGTTGCGAAGTACATCAGTAAAAATATTGATGGTTATGCGCTCGACGGCGAAACAGACAAAGAGACAGGCCGCCCGCTCCGGGAAACGGCCCGCCTTGCTATGGCCTGGGCATCCCAACATCGCCTGCGCCAGTTTCAGCCGGTCGGCCAGCCGCCCGTTACGGTCTATCGTGAACTCCGCAAACTGAGTAACCAGTTAACCAGCATCATGATTAAGGCCGGTACCTACCGGCGCGGCGCATCGCTGCTGCCGGATCCTTTAATGGACGCAGTAGCGGCCGCAGCTGATGCGGGCTGTTTTGCCACCTACATACAGAAACAAGGCGGCGTGCTCATTCCGCGCGAGTGCTATGCAGTTCGCGTTGCCTATGAGGACAGTGAAGAGCCAAATGCCTACGGCGAGACAACGCGCAAAATCACGGGTGTCTGGTCACCGCACATCGGTGAGGATTCACGGCAATGCACGCGGCTGAAAACGTGGACTATCCGCAAAAAACAGGAGGTTAAAACCGCCTCCGCTTCTGGATCTTTTGACCTTCAGGGCGTCCCTGACGCCCCTTGGAGTTCTGTCAATAACTCTACGTGCGACCAAAAAATCAGCAGAACCCGTGAGTTATCGACAGAGTTACCCGCCGAAAAATTGCGCGTCCCAGCGTCATTAACACGCCAGGAACGCCATGCGGCACTCAGGGTTATGCGCAACAGCTGCCGAAATGAGAAAAAATCGCACAATTTACCGCCGGCACCGCCGCCAGTGCTTCAGATTTCAGATGAATTAACCGCTGCGGTGATAGCCCTCTGCGCTGCACAGGGCATGACCTACATGCCTGATCTCACTGCGGCCCTGAGCAGGGGGGCGCGTATACGGCTGGATGATAATCGCGAGGCGATTTTACGGAACGGTGATGAGCTGGTGATCAGGCCCGTGCGCCGCTGGTGCTGTTGTGGCTCAGAACTGAGCAAAACCAATCCATCAATAGGGAATGGGTGCTATAGATGTGCTGATGATGCAATGCTAAACGAGTGGATTTTTTGATGATAACAAATAGAAATATAATAAAAATTCTGTCAGAAGGGAATTTTGAAAAATTGTGAGATCAGTCCTTTAAGTCAGTTGACAAAATTAAAAATACGCACCAATATGCAGGTTGACAAAAACAACTTTTTGCAACTTAAGGATTGTCTAAATGGCTAATTACCGTTCCCCATGGGACTTTTACCCACAGCTAAACGAAGATCGTCTTTCACTCATTGCTGAAGAGCTTTTGCAGGTGCTTGACCGTACCTATGAACAATTATCTACGGCGCATGACGACAATTATACTCGTGGAACTTGCACATTTGGCAGGCAACGGCAGATGTTGATCGCCTTATGCCTGAGCGGACAGCACCACTGGTTGCAGCTCACCCATCCAGGCATGGATGTGACGTTCAATATTGAGAATATTCCTGTACGTTTTTTTGCTGACGATCCCGAGAATCCTAAAAAACCCGGTTTCTTTCGCAGAAATGAAGTGGATCAACTCTTTGAGCCACAACTCACAACCCCTACTCTGCACCGTTTTATAGTTGAAAAACCTGAGTTTGAAGGTGAAGGTGCTCGCGTTCATTTCATTGGTACTAATGCGCTTGATGAAATTGTGTCAAAGTGGACATATGGTGATGGCCGTACTCCTCCTGTGCTTCATTCTACGGATGATACTCCACCATCTTCAGTTTCAATTGAACTCGATCCTATTAAGGCTCCACAGCCTGAAAAGAAAGAAAACTCTAAAGATGATTAGTAGGTGAATAGTGTTTAACGGTTCTAATTTGCGATTGGCTCGCCTGTACAACGAGCGGTCGTTGGAGCAAGTTGCTGATCGGGTCGGAAAGACCCGTCAGTATATACAGCGGCTGGAATCCGGCACGGCTGTCCCTACTCCCGAGCTTACGAGAGAATTAGCCGCCGTTCTGGAGGTAGAGCCTGATTTTTTCCGCATTCAGGTTCTACCCAGAGTTAATGAAGAAATTGTGCATTTCCGTAAGCTTAGCAGTACGCGCGTTTCAACTAAGCTTTCCACCCTGGCTAAGGCAGAGCTTTATGGACGCCTGGTAGACCTATTTGAGATGCACTTGGATCTGCCCCCGGTTCGCTTTCCAGCTTTTACAGCCCAGACACAAGAGGACATTGAAGAGGTTGCAGAAAAATGCCGTGCTGATTGGAGCTTAGGTCTTGGGCCAATCGATAATATGACTCGCCTCGCTGAAAAACTTGGTGCCTTTGTCACCTCTTTCGACTCTGTTTCAGATGAGGTGGATGCTCTGTCCGTTCCTCTTGAAAGACCATTCATAGTCAGAAACACGGCTAAAAAGTCTCCATGTCGGCAGCGGTTTGATATTGCCCACGAAGTTGGTCATCTGATCCTGCATAGTGGTGTGATGACGGGAGATAGGGTCACGGAATCTCAAGCTAATCGCTTTGCCTCAGCTCTATTGCTCCCGAGGGCTTCAATGGCAAAATATTTCCCACGTCCTGTTGGAGGGCGTATCAACTGGCAGGGTTTAAGCGAGTTCAAACTTGCCTGGAAAGTGAGTAAAGCGGCGATAATCTACAGGGCACATCAGCTTGCTCTCTTGACTGATACCCAATATAAGACGGCTTTTTTTGGTCTCAAACGTAAGGGGGAAGCTATTGATGAAAAAGAAGATTTTCTGATTCCCCAAGAAAAACCAGAGTTCTTTAACAACGCACTGAATTTCTTGATGAATGACATTGGTATGGACAAAAAATGCCTTGCTCACAGTCTCAACATTTTGCCTTCTGCATTCGAAAAACTTATTGGACATCCAGTCAGCTTTGAGGCGAGTGCTGAAGATACAGAAACAAACGTCGTATCCCTTATGGCTTATAGACATAAGCATTATTGAGTAAAAGATTTTAACTCTTCAAGAGCCACTCACAGTGGCTCTTTTTTTTGCCCTGATAATGCACTGCACAATTCTGCGCAATTCTGAAAGTAAATTTTTTATGATTGATACCCCGTCCCGTCAGTGCTGGCGGGACATTGGTGCATCTGAAAGTTGCACAATTTCATGCATAAACCGCGTGCGGGTGTGGTGGGGGACACGCGCCCGCTACGGGGCATGGTGAGACCACCCTGCCCGATCGTCCTGTCAGGCTGGCTGTGCCTTGTACGGCGTATTTCTTCGCAGGAATGGCGCAGCACCCTGTAAGAGCCTAATGGCCTTAGAACGCGTTACAGTGCGTTGTTATCGCTGGCAGGTATCGGAATTGTGGCGAGATGGGATCTGATAAAGATTCAGAGGATGAAGGGCATAAAAAAACCGGCCGCTATGGGCCGGTCAGCAGGTGCATGATTATGTCAGGTGTTATGCAGGGGAGTGGCGACGCTCGAACGCATAGGAATGGATGCCATCACGCCCCAAAGACGTTTCAGCCTCGTTCCATTCCCGGCAGTCAAAGCCCTGCTCATCGAACCAGCGAAGCAGCCCCGCGTGGGTGAAGTACCAGATGTGTTCATCCTTCCTGAAGTGCCGCGACCGCAGCAAATGATCGGCATCACGGAATATCGGAATGGAAACAAAGACCCATTTTTTCGCGCGGGCAACGGCGGCCTCGGGATCGTCAATGTGTTCCAGCGCATCCCAGAAGCTCAACGCCAGATAGCAGTCACCGTACAGGTCAGCCCAGCGGCCGTGAGATTTAAGCCATTCAATCCCTGCCGGATTAACGTCATAACCCAGAGTATGATTTCGCTCCAATACAAACTGACCCGACCCGACGCCCACGTCCAACAGGGTGCCCGCGTAATGCCGCGCAACCAGTGCGATCCGGGCCTGCGTCAGGGCACGACCCATCGGTGTTTTTGCCATACGCTGATAGCGGGCAAAGTATCCGGCATCGTACGGGCGCTGTTTCGGTACCGGAAACCGGCCTACGCCAATCTCAGGCAGGAACACCAGACCATTGCGGACGTGATCAGAGAACATTTTCATGTAGCCACCTCGTAAATTTTTCATCGAATTGCGTAATGCGCTTGCTGCATGCGTGCGCCATCTGCCCGCACATGCAGTAATTATCCGGCCTCGCCCATCCGACGCGGCGCAGGTTCATTCGGGGATCGGTAATAATGTGCGGCGCGTTATGACCGCCACACCCGCCCTGCACCACATAAAGCGGCGTACCGTAACTGACAGCCGCAGGCACAATCCAGCCCACGCCGCCGACGACAACGGCGGCTTTATCGGTCAGCGCCAGCAGCTGCGTAACACTGAGTTCACCACTGTGCAGATACAGATCGGCTTCGAGTGGCTCACCAACCAGCCATTCCTCGCCGTCAGCAAGGTCAGCAACACTGACCACGTAAAAGTGGCGACGGAGTATGCGCGCAGCCTGAGCGATGTATGCGGGATCGGGGTTACGGGCCTGATTCAGCCATTCCCGGCGGGCCGTTACCGGCCTGATAAGCGCGACCGGCCGTGATGCCCGTACCGGCAGTGCGCCAAAGTCAGGCAGATCAAAGACGGGATTTGATACCCCAAACTGCTTTCGCATTGCGTCAATGATGGAACCCTGCGCCAGCGCGGATGCGCCATAACCAATGCGTAAAGTTCTGGCATCGACAGGCGGCGCTTCATACCGCACGCGCGATAGCATCTCGTTTTTTCGCTGGGTGCGAAGTCGAGTCCCGGAGCGCACGAAATGCACGTCCAGGCCCTCATAGATTTCAGGCCAGGCCGTCGCCAGCCAGCAGCCCGGCAGGTGACGGATGAAAGCACGCTGGTAGATGTTGTCACCCAGCCCCTGCATGCCATTGATTAAAAGCGGTATGGTCATAGCCAATCCCCGGAAGGAAGCGCCAGCGCATCATTCAGCGCCATGCGGCGGAACTGCGTAAGCTGGGTTGCACGTGAGCAGTTGATGATGTCGGCAGCGTCACGCAGGAAGGCGATCGATTCAAAGTGACGCAGCCAGCGTGCGGGCGTATCCGGTACGGGATTTCTCAGCCCGGCAGGGTGATCACCATGCCAGTGCGTCCCGGAACGGGTGCAGCAGTCAAAACCCAGAAGCAGGATGCGCCGGGCACCCTGGCTGACGGCAAACTGTATTGCGCGCATGCCTGAGTTATAGGAACCTCGGGCGACGTGAAGTTTCAGCCGGTAACGCTGCGCAGCCAGCGGGTGACACGTCCAGCGCTCTGCATCTGACGTGATCAGCGCGTGATTCTGTTCCCACCACTCCAGATCGCCCGCATAGATGACGTCACAGTCGGGTACCATCTGCCAGCTGGAATTCACTGTAATCAGCGGCCAGCCCGATGACGCAGCGATGTTTGCATCCTTCGCTGTAAGTGATGGCCCGCTGCCAAATATGATTGCCTTATCCACCCTGCGATACCTCTGCCAGTGCATAGGGGTTAAAGTCGAACACGGGCGCGCCGATCCAGTCGTTAAGGTGCTTAAGGCTCGACATAATCGGATAAAGCTCATTTATGGCGAATACTTTTGCTGCCTTCTCAACGTCACCAAACCCAGAAGCCTCGTTAGGGATGATACCCATCAGCTGCGGCGGGACGCGATGCGCAGCCAGCATGTCGTTTCGGGTAATATTTTTTATGCTGCTGAAATCGTCTTTTGCCGTGATCTCGCTGAACGGCATAATCTGGATCCCGTCCTTCTTCCCGCCTGCCGCATACACCAGGATATTTTTGAAGGCTTTCTGCCCGTTGACGCCCGCCAGGGATTTTTTCAGATCATCAATCTGGCGCGGGTTCGCCAGCGCGTCAGAAACGTAGATGAGTTTCCCGGCGTGGCTGCCGTTGATGAAATAGTTACGGCGGAACATTGTTGCGTCGCTGTTCAGATAAACCGACATCATGACCGCCAGATATTCAGGCAGACCGTAAATTTCCTGATGGATTTCCGGGTTGAGGATGTGACAGACACTACCCGGTGCATAAGAAAAATCCTGCACATCATTCTGCACAAACCAGTAGGTTTCCAGGTCAACGCCACGACGTGTGTATTTAGCCGGGATATGGCGAAGCCTTACCGGCGTGCCCAGACGATTTTTTTCAACCGCAAGGTAGGCGTTACCAAAGACCAGGTAATCCAGAACCACAGCGTTAACATCATGCCGTGTCAGCCAGGGGTGCGGCTTCCAGCACTCCGCGATAACGTTACGTTTAAAATAGAGGGCAGACTGGTGATAGGGTGCCACGCCAAACAAACGGGCCAGCTCATAAAAGCTGATGGGAGTTTCGTAGTACCGCCCGTTTTTAGCACATTCCATGCAGTCCAGAAAATCGCCCCAGCCGTGAAGCGGGACGGGTGAATCCAGCGTAATCGCGCTGAACGTCTCAACCGGCGCGCTCCCCTGCTCCACGGCAGCGGATGGCGTACCAGCCGACATAGCGGCCTGTGCAACCTTACCCATATCAAGCCAGGCGGCATTGCCTGCTGTGGTATCTGACATAATTAAAACTCCCAGACGCCGCCTTCTGCGGCCATTTCTGCGCCAATTGGCTCGTTAATCAGCGCGTGCATCGTCGCCCAGGCAAGATCGCCATGGTTACTGCCGCGCGCGCGATCGGATTCGTAAGTCATTACCCCGCCCGGCGTGACTACCCGGCGAATAGTCATAAAGGCGCTGACCAGATCGAGAAGCCCTGCGTCATATTCAAAGCGTCCGCCACGAATCAGCATCTGCGCCTTCATGACCAGCGCACGCTTGAGGCTCACGCTGTAGTTATGCACGACAGCGGCCGGGAAAAAGTTTTTGACAAGGTTACCCACTGACTCGCCGACGCCTGTGCCATCTATGCCGATGTGCGTCACGTTATAGCGCAGGGTAAACTGCCGGATAACTTCCGCCTGCGCTTCGAACGGCAGCCCCTGAATCTGCATAATTTCGATAACGCGGAACTTGCCGCCCGGCACGGACGGCGGAACCACGGCAACCAGTCCGGCGCTGTCGCCGTTGCCACTGCTGCCGTTCGGGTCATATCCCAGCCAGACCTCACGATCGCCCATGGGGCTGGGTGCATCCGGGCGCCAGTCGCCCCACTCATCAACCCCGTCAATACCGCAGCGAATAAGGCTGTTGTAGTCAAAGGCCCGCTGACCGCGTGCTACGAACTGGCACATATATAGATTCAGGAAATCATCAGGCGGAGTTTCATTTTCTATGGTGCTGAGCGTGACCTGATCGAGTCCTTTCTCAATAGCATCCTTAATCGTCAGGATCTGTCGCCAGGCACCGTCATCGCATAACAGGCCGTGCTGAAGTGCGTCGTGCGTCAGCGGAATATCGACACGTTTGTCGCGCGGGCGATGGCTGTTGTACAGATCGCCCGTCCAGAACTTATAGGCTTCATGCTCTTCACTGGATGGCGTGGAAAAGTAAGTCAGGGTCAGGCCGGCCTTGTCGTGCGTCGCCATACCTGCCGCGACCTTGCGCAGTTTCAGGAAATTATTGACCCAGAAAAATTCATCAAAATAGAGGTTTCCCGTGTACGACTGTGCTGTTGCGGCAGACGTGCCGAGGAAATACAGCGTTGCCCCGTTCGCCAGCACCATTTCATTTCCGCCCGTCAGCTCGACGTCGCAGACCTCTTTCACCCAGCGCTGAATAAACCGTTTAAAGTTCAGTGCCTGATTGCGGCTGGCCGACAGGAAAATCTGGTTGCGGCCGGAATCAAGCGCATCAAGTAAGGCTTCACGCGCAAAGTACCAGGACGCGCCGACCTGTCTTGACTTCAGAATCATGCGGATGCGCTGACCCAGCTCGCGCTGTTTCAGCCATCCCAGCTGATAGTCATAAAACGTATCGAGTGCATTCTGTCGCAGGGCGTCAATCTGTTCGGGACTGAGAAAGTTTTTCGGCCCCTTTTTCTTCTTCCGCTCGCCATCGTCCTGCCGCTGAAGCGCACGTTCAAAGCGCGCTATCTGGCGGCTGTAAAAGTCCATCACCTTAAAATCACGGGCGGTCAGTTCATCAGCGGGCTTGTTGTTCAGCTCCAGCCAGCGCACCAGGGCGCGATCATGCGCACGCCCGGCCAAGCTGATCTCGTCCCATTTATCACGGCGGCGCCAGCTGTAGAGCGTGTTGATGTTGATGCCCAGGCTTTGCGAGATGGCACGCATATCACGCCCCATCCAGTAGAGATTTTTTGCCTGTGATTTCAGATCGGTGTTTTCCATGGCGCAGAGCGTATCGCGCCCGCGCGCGATGCAGTATCGGCGGGGCGTGTCGCCTTGCGCTGACACGGCGAACACGTTGCCGCCCGTCCGTGGGGTGCTCAACATAGGCACCAGAACCGAATCGAACCGGAGCATAAAAATGGCTGCAAAGAAAAAAGTAACCGACTGGCAGCGGATCGCTGTAGAGGGCGCAACCACTGACGGCCGCGTTATTCAGCGTGAATGGATTGAGGGTGCAGCAGCGTCATACAACCCGGAAGTGTACGGTGCGCGCATTAACTGCGAGCACATCAGAGGCTACGCACCCATGGTCAGCGCGGACACTGCGCCCTTTGGCGCATATGGCGATGTCGTCGCGTTAAAAGCGGAAGCGATCCCGGATGGCCCGCTTAAAGGCAAACTTGGGCTTTATGCACAGCTTAATCCTACCGATGAACTGGTTGCGCTGAACCGCAAGGCCCAGAAGGTCTATTCCAGCGTGGAAATCGCCCCGGATTTTGCCGATACCGGTACGCCCTACCTGATGGGCATGGCAGTAACCGATAACCCGGCCAGTCTGGGCACCTCCTATCTTCAGTTCTGCGCCCAGAATCCGACAGCCAGCCCGCTGGCGGCCCGTCACTCGGTACCCGGTGCGCTGTTTACGGCGGCAGAAGAAATTACGCTGGCGTTTGCTGAAGAAGAACCAGAGCAGCCAGAGGGCGGCACGCAATTTTTCACCCGTATCAGCTCCCTGCTGTTTGGTAATGCCAAAAAGCAGGAGCAGAACACCACTGAGCTACAGAACGCCGTTGAGCTGATCGCACAAAGCCAGGCTGAATTGCTTAACAGCTTTGGCAATACCGTGAAAAAGGATGCATTAACCGCGCTGGAACAGCGATTCAGCCAGCTGGAGCAGGATCATAACGCCCTCAGAGCGCAGCTGGAGAGTGAGCCGCAGCAGTACGCGCAGCGACCGCCTGCCACGGGTAAAGAGAAAACAGAAACCGAAGTGGATTACTGATCGGGCGAACGGAGAAAAACAACATGGCAGCAATGAAGAACGACACCCGCGTCAAGTTTAACGCTTACCTGGCAAAGCAGGCGCAGCTTAATGGCGCCACGCTCCAGGACGTGCAGCGCGGGATTGAATTCAGCGTGGATCCGAGCGTTGAACAGCGCCTCGAAGACAAGATCCAGAACTCCAGCGAAATGCTCAAGCGTATTAACATTATCGGCGTTGATGAGCAGGAAGGCGAAAAAATTGGCCTGGGCGTCAGCGGCCCACTGGCAAGCACTAACACGTCCAATACTGACCGTCGCGAGCCTCGCGCTGTCGATACGCTGGACGAGGATCGATACCGCTGCGAGCAGACCAACACCGACACCTATATTGCCTATAGCAAGCTGGATGCCTGGGCGAAATTTCCTGATTTTCAGGTGCGCCTGAGCAATCAGATTGTTCAGCGCACCGCGCTGGACCGCCTGATGATCGGTTTCAACGGCACATCACGGGCTAAGAAGTCTGATTTTGCCAGCAATCCGCTGTTGCAGGACGTCAATATCGGCTGGCTACAGAAGTATCGTGAACGCGCACCTGAGCGCGTTCTGACCGGGAAAACCATTACCAGCCGAGACGACAATAACACCATCGTTAAAAAGGGTGATTACGGCAATCTGGACTCGATGGCCCGCGATGCGGCGCGCCAGCTGCTCGATCCCTGGTATATCGACCATCCCGATCTGGTTGTCATTACCGGCCGCGACCTGATGAACGAGCGCGAATTCCCGATCGTGAATGCGCTCAGTCAGACCAACCCTAACAGTGAAGCGCTCGCAGGCCAGCTGCTGATTGCGCAACAGCGCATCGGCAATATGCCGACCTATATCGCACCGTACTTCCCGGCTGGCGCCATGCTGATTACGTCATTCGCTAACCTGTCGATTTACTGGCAGATTTCGGCGCACCGCAAGGCCATCCGTGAAGAGCCGGAGTACAACCGTATCGCGACGTACAGCTCAAGTAATGACGCTTACGTGATTGAAGATTACGGCTTCGGCTGCCTGGTGGAAGGCATCACCTGGGCGGGCGAAAACACAAGTCAGCAGTAAGAGGAAAAGATCATGCCGACACCCGCTTTTCTTCATCGCCAGATGCACGCAGCAATCAAGGCGTCTGGAAGGTCGCCACAGTTGCCAGCGCTTTCTGACGAAGAACGGATCCTGCACCGGTTATATCAGGATGAGAAACGCCTGAAGGGTATCCAGAGCAACAAGCGTAAAGCGGAGCTTAAGCGCGAATTGCTGCCGGATTACCAGGGCTGGATTGACGGCACGCTGGCGGCTGACAGTGGCCGCCCCGACAAGGTTGTCGTGATGTGCGCCACCTGGATGATTGACGCTGGTTGTGCAGAAGAAGCCATGCCGCTGATTGAGTACATTGTGCGTCACAAGCTGCCGCTGCCGGATGACTGGAACCGCACGCCGGCCGCGTTCTTTGTGGAAGAGATCTGCAACCCGGCGCTGTCGGCGGTCAAGCTTGATACCGCAGCGCGCCCGCTGCCCGCATCCATGCTGCTGCGGCTTGATGAGGTTATGGCGGAAGAGGATATGCCCGATGCCGTCCGCGCCAAGCTGTTCAAGTTGCTGGGGTTGACCCTTCGCCACGGTGACGCCGATATGCAGCAAAAAGCACTGGAATACCTCCTTCAGGCTATGACGCTGAATGACGGTGCGGGGGTTAAGAAAGAGATCGATACCCTGCGCCGGGCCATCGCCCGAAGCGAGCAGGCTTCTGCCCAGGCTGACAGCTCGCCGGACAATGCGCCACCGGCACCGCCCGCAGCTGAAGGTGAGAACAATAAACAGGCTGAGTAAGTCAGCCTGTTAAACGAACGTGCCCCCGCGCACCGGGCGGCACGGCGGTGTAGCAGCGGTCTGAGATCCACTGTTTCCCCGCCGTCCACCGCCCGACCTTTTGGGAGATAAAGCATGAGCCTGGTTTCAGTCAATCCGACCAGCGACATGAAAATCGCTAACAGCGATTTCTGGCCGGACATGGACGCCGCAGAAATGCGCCTGGCTGTACGGCTCGACGGTCAGGTTACGGATAACAGATTGCTGCATGCCTGCCGTGAAGGCATGGCCCGGGTCAACAGTGAACTGGCAGAGTGGCGCGCCGTGCAGCAGGCCGCAGGTTACGACGATCTGGCTGGCATGCCAGCGGACAGAATCGGCGGTGAATCCGTGCTTATCCTGCGCTACAAGCGTGCCGTGTGGTTTACCGCCAAAGCGCTGCTCCTGGAGGGGTATCGGGATATTGATACCACGCGGGATGGCGAGAAACACGCCGAAGCACTTACCACGCAGATAGACGGGGTCTGGCGGGACAGTCAGTGGGCGCTCCGCGACATCATGGGCCTGCCGCGCGGTTTGGCAGAGATTGTGTAGATGAACGTAATAGCTCAACAGGGCGACACGGTAGACCTTATATGCTGGCGCGCATATGGAAAATGCGCTGGCGTGACCGGGCAGGTTTATGAAGCCAACCCGGGCTTATGTGAGCTGGGGCCGCTGTTGCCAGCAGGTACGGCGGTTTACCTGCCGGAAATCAGGAAAAGCAACACAAGGGAGACCGTACAGCTATGGGACTGACAAAAACAGCGCGCTGGAATACGCGGCAGCGCTATCGCAGCAGCTGGCTTTAAGGAGCACACAGTGACAGAGCCTTTAACTGGCACCGGTGTAGCTACGGCAGCTGTAACCGGTGTCACCCTCGTTAGTCTGTTCGGCCCGCTTGACGGACCGACCGTAATCGGAGCGTTTGCTGGCGCGGCAATCTTCGTGGCGTCAGCCAGTGACTTCTGCATATGGTGGCGGCTTTTTCTCGGAGCGCTGTCGTTCGCCATCGGATTGGTGGCCGCCCCCTTCACCGCAAGCCTGATTGAGGCTGTGACGCCACATAATACCGCCGTCGATATGCCCATCGGTGCTCTGGTGGCTTCGGCGGCAGTGGTTCGCATTCTGATGGCGCTCAGCAGCAAAGATGGTCCGTCGCTCCTGTCACGCTTTCGGGGAGGTGGCTGATGGCGAATGGTTTCATTATTTTCCTCAGCGATCCGATCGGATGGGTCGCGCAGCACTATGAGTGGCTGATGCTGAATGCTAACGCTGTCATCTGCGCCATAACGGCTATGCGATTGCTGACATTCCGGCGCGGCAAATCACAGCATAATCGCCTGATGGGCTGGCTGGCCTGGCTGCTGACGGTCTCCGCCGCCTCAGTCACTATCCGGGTGCTGACCGGCGAATACTTTTATACCGACTGGAGCGAGGTACTGATAAACCTCCTGCTCTGCGTGGCAGTCTGCCGCGCTCGGGGTAATGTCGGCCATTTACTGAGAGGGAATCAAAATGCAGGGCAGTGATAAAACTCGGGGAATCCGTAATAACAACCCCGGCAATATTCGCTGGGGCGATGACTGGCAGGGGCTGATTCCGCTGGCGCAGCGCACAGATAAGTCGTTCTGTCAGTTCATCAAACCTGAATATGGCATTCGCGCGATGATCGTCATTCTGCGCAACTACCAGCGAAAATATGAACTGAAAACCATCACCGAAATTATCCAGCGCTGGGCACCGCCGAACGAAAACGACACACAGGCCTATATCAGCAGCGTGGCGCAGGCAACGGGTACGGATGCTGATAAGCCAGTCGACCTGACCGACAGCCGAAAACTGTTCCCGCTGTTGCAGGCCATCATCAGACACGAGAACGGCAGTCAGCCCTACGAATATGGCGTATTCGTTCGCGCGCTCGATCTGGCTAATTCATAAAAAGGGGGATCCATGAACGCTCAGGCCCAAAAAATCCTGCTTGACCTGCTGCAAAAAGCCAGTGATGGCATCGATGCGGCAGTGTCATTCAGCCAGGCACAAATCCCTGACGTGGTACATCAGCTGCTGGTCTGGAATTTTGTGCACAGCCTTGTGATAACGCTGATTGCTGTCGCCACTATCCCGCCAGTTGTTCTCCTGATGCGTAAACAGTTTCGCCGTATTGGGGATGGCGTGCTGGGCGATGATGATTGCTCATGGAACAGAGGAAAGCCTCGCTACATCCCTACGCTGGTCTGGGATAAAAGAGGAGAGTTGTCGATGACCATTATGCCAGCGGGCGCTGTGCTGGTTATTTGGTTCATGTGGGTGGTATCCACACTGCTCGATTTAAGCTGGCTGAAAATCTGGATAGCGCCAAAGCTCTATCTTATTGAGTACGCAGCAACTCTGATGGGTAAAAGCTGATGGTTATTAAAACCGGCCTGACGCTTGCGGTCGTTGTTGCCATAACCGGTCTGGGCTGGGCTGCTGATCACTACCACAGTAAAGCCGTAGCCTGGCGCATCACCGCACAGCAGTCTCAGCAGCTGGCGAAACAGCAGGCCGCCACCATCACCGATATTAACCAGCGCCAGCAGCAGCTGGCCGCCCTCGACAAAACCCACACGGAGGCGCTCGCAAGTGCGCAACACCAGATTAATGATTTGCAGCGCGATGTTGACGCTGGCCGTCAGCGGTTGCAGCTCCACGCAGACTGCCCCGCCGTGCCAGCGGGTAAATCCTCCGGCGCCGCCCGCATGGCTGATGCAGCCCGCGCCCGACTTACTGACGCCGCTCGGCGGGATTATTTCACCCTCCGGCAGCGCATCGAAACAGCCCGACAGCAGATAACCGGATTACAGGACTACATCAGGCAGCAGTGCCTGAAATAGCCACAGGGGATGACCATGTGGATTTTCAGCTGGCTCAGACGCCATTTTTATACCGTCAAAGAGGAATCAGTCATGATCAAGGCAAGCACCATTCAGCGCACCGCGCTCGATACACTTCGCAGCGATACCATCATCAGCAGTATTGCTGAACAGGCTTATGTCGCACCCTCAGCGGAAGAGGTCAGCACCGCAGTAACAGAGTTTGTGGATCATCTGACACTGAGCGATGAAGCCAGTGTTCGTCAGACCTGCGGCAGTAATTTTGACGTTATCGCGGCGGCGTTTACTGACAAATCAGGTGTCGTGGCTAAAGCGCTCACCGATAAAGTGATCAGCGATGATAAAGAAGCGTTCCGCGCTGACGTGCAGACTTACGCCGATCATCTGCAATACAAGCACGGTATTGATGATGGTCAGACATCTGCTGACAGCCAGAGCCAGCAGTAACAAATCACCGGCCGCACCTGCGGCCGTTTTTTCTGAGGCATCATTATGTCAATGCTGAAAGCTGATGTGCTGCGACAGCAACTCAATCAGGCGGTGCCGTGGCTCAGGGATAACCCGGATAATCTCTGGATGGGTGTCCGTAAAGGCGCGCTTGTGGCGACCGGCCAGGAATCAGCATCCTTCGAGTACCGCTATCATCTCGAGATCATTGTGCTGGACTACCCGGGGGACTTTGATCAGCTGAGTCTTGCCATCCTCGCCTGGGCAAAGGTGCATCAGCCCGACCTGATTTTTAACCCTGACAAGCGCGCCCGTGAAGTCTCCTTCTCAGCCGATATCCTCAGCAATAACTGCGCCGATGTTCTTTTCGGTCTGCCAGTTGATGAGGTCAGGCTGGTCAGCCGGGACGCACAGGGCCGCCCCGTAATTACGGCACGAGACGAACCTGACTATGCCGAAATGATGGGGCTGGACGCGACCGGATGGGACGTTGATTTCAAGGGCACCCTGAACACCCTGAGTGCCAGGGCGGATAATGAGTGACGCGCAGCTGTTTCTTGAGCTGGATAGCCTGTTGTCCGCCGTTGTGGGTCATCTGACCCCGGTCAGTCGCCGCAAACTGACACGTACTTTATCTAAAGGTCTGCGGGAACGTCAGGCCGGGCGCATCCGCCGCCAGCTTAACCCGGATGGCTCCCGTTTTGCGCCGCGCAAAACGCGCGAGATTAAAACCTATATCGGGCACATGCGTTTTATCTGGGCGCGCGGTCATCAGGTCCGGGAAATCAGCAACTGGCGGCACGGCAAGGGTGCGAACGGTGAACCGGTCATTACGGGTTATGATGCGCAGGCGGGCGGATTCAGGACATTTAAGCGCGCAGACATTGAAGAATTCCTTCATATCGACCTCAACAAAACAGCCATCAGGCGCAATCTGCGGCAGGGGCTGATGTTCCAGCGCATCCGGGCATACCGTTTTCTGCATGCACGCTCAACCACAGACGCGGCAGAAGTCGGATTTGACGGTAAAGCCGCAGCAATAGCCCGCATTCACCAGTTTGGCCTCGTTGATGATCTCAGTGAGCACTTTAGAGCGAAATATCCCGTTCGTGAGCTGCTGGGTCTGGCTGAAGAGGATTTGCAGTGGATCGCCGATACCATTGATGCCCACCTCAATCCCGCCCGCTGAAGCGTCTCAGCTTCCGCTTACACCGCAAACCCCTCCACTGTTCTCACGCGCGTAAGGCACGATTACCGCTCTGATTTAAAGGAGCCACTATGCCAACCACTGCCGAACTGTTCCGCCTGCTGTGCAATCTGATCCGCACCGGTACTGTCACGGCACTGGACGAAGACGCCCGCACCGCGCGTGTGAGCACGGGCGACAACGTAACAGACTGGGTGCGCTGGGCAACCAGCCGGGCGGGTGATGCGGTTATCTGGCATCCCCCCTCAGTAGGTGAGCAGGTCATTATTCTGGCCCCGTGCGGTGAGATGACCACGGCTATGATTATCGGCTCGCTGTACAGCAACGATCACCCCGCACCGACAGTGGGCATTAAAAGCGGTGTTATAACCTGGCCCGATGGTGCTGCATTCAGCTATGACCCGAAAAGCAGCACCCTGAGCCTGAGCGGAATAAAAGCGCTGAGTGTAAAAGATGGCGGCCCTGTCGAAATTCACTGCAAGACAGCCGAAGTCAGGGCTGATGACAGCATCACCCTTGACACACCCAATGTTATCTGTACGCAGAATCTGACGGCTGGCACGCTCAGTATCACGCAGGGCGGCGAACTTAACGGTGACTTTACCGGGGCGATGACGATCAACGGCGTTAAACCCTATGACCATGAGCACGGCGGCGTGGAGCATGGCGGCAGCTGGACGGAAGGAACGAAATGACAACGGCACACTATACCGGCCTCAATCGCCAGCAGGGCGGCAGCGTCAGCGATCTGGCACATATTCAGCAGTCAGTTACAGATATTCTGACAACCCCCAAAGGCACCCGGCTGATGCTGCGGGACTATGGCAGCGATCTGCCCTCACTCGTTGACGGCACACTAACCCCCACGCTTCGCCTGAAGGTCATTTCGGCGGCTTACTCAGCGATCTCCCGCTGGGAACCTCGCATCACGCTGAAATCAGTAACAGCTGGGACGACACAGGGGCGGATCGTGCTGACCCTGACGGCCACACGCAGGGATAATCAGGCAACAATCACGCTGACCTCCCCCCTGACGACAGGAGGGGCATGATGAGCGGCGCTATCGATCTCTCGCAATTGCCCGCCCCGGTGGTCGTAGAGTCACTCGACTATGAAGCCACGCTGAAAACCCGCAGGCAGCAGCTGATTAGCTATTTCCCGGAAGAGGAACAGGAAGCTGTCACACGAACCCTGGCGCTGTCGTCTGATCCGGGCGAAAAGCTGCTGGAGTTTTCGATCTATCTGGAAAACCTGCTACGCCAGCGCATCAACGAGGCCGCACAGGCAAATATGCTGGCACTCGCTACCGGCAGCGATCTGGATAACCTGGCGGCTGACTTCAATGTCCAGCGCCTGACCGTCACACCCGCTGATAACACCGTTACACCACCCATACCGGCCGTAATGGAAACAGATACGGCGCTCCGCCTGCGCACGCAGCAGGCGATGGAAGCGCTGAGTGTGGCCGGTCCCACAGAAGCCTATGAGTATTTCGCACGATCGGCAGACGGTCGGGTATCCGATGCAAAGGCAGACAGTCCCTCGCCCGCCTGCGTCACAGTAACCATTCTGTCAACAGAGGGCGACGGCACCGCAGGTGATGATCTGCTGAAGGCGGTCAGTGGTGCTCTGTCGCCGGAAGACAGACGCCCGGTGGCTGACAGAGTGACGGTGCAGAGTGCTGAAATCATTCCCTATCAGGTTGACGCCGTGCTGGTTCTCTCCGAAATGCCGCAGTCAGAGGTGATAAAAAAGACCGTTGAAAAGCAGCTGACGGACTACATCACTGCCCGCCGCCGTATAGGTGAAAGCATCCGCTACAACATTTTGATCGGTGCACTCAAATGTGACGGCGTGGAGAATATTATTCTTAATGCGCCCAGCTCAGATATTGAGGTAAGCAAGACCCAGGCGGCCAGCTGCACACGTTATCAGATAAACGTGATCGCTGAGAACGGAGGTCAGAGCAGTGACTGAGCAGGAGATCCGGCAGCTGCTGCCGCCGAACGCAACGCGCTGGGAGAAAAATCTGGCGCTTATCATGTCACTCTTTTACGACGCGCCAGTCCCGCTTCGTGACCTGTGGAACCCGGACAGATGCCCGGTTGCCCTGCTGCCCTATCTGGCCTGGGCGTTTTCTGTTGACCGCTGGGACAGTGACTGGACGGAAGCCCAGAAACGGGCGGCCATCAAAAACGCTTTTTATCTGCATCAGCATAAAGGCACGGTCGCCGCCGTAAAACGGGCGGTCACGCAATACGGCGCCAGTGCTGAAATTATTGAGTGGTGGCAGGAAGACGGCATACCCGGCACGTTCCGCCTCAATATCAGCATTCCTGATACCGGGCTGGATGACAAAACCATCAGCGGCATTAAGCGCATGGTCTATCTGTCAAAACCTCTCAGCCGCCATATCACCGACATGGTCTTCATTGAAGAAGCCACGGTAACGACATGGTGCGCCGCTGCACTTATTGGCGGCAGTGTGATAACCATCGAAGCAGGAGAATAAAAAGTGGCAAAGAAATTCGCCTCACTGATGACTGAAAAGGGCAAAACCCTGATTGCAGACGCCATTGCAGGCGGCAAGGCCATCAGCCTGAAGTATTTTGCAGTAGGTGATGGTAATGGCTCGGAGGTTACACCATCGAGCAGTCAGACCGCGCTGGTGAATGAGGTTGCGCGCATTGAAATTAACTCAATTAAAGAAACCGATGCCGCAGGACAGGTTGTGGCCGCAGAGGCCATTATCCCAGCGGATAAGGGCGGATTCTGGATCCGTGAGGCAGGCATTTTTACTTCTGATGGTGTGCTCATCGCCGTGAGTCAGATGCCGGTGACATACAAACCGGCCGCATCTGAAGGTGCCAGCAGCAGCCAGATAGTACGCATGATGATGGCGATATCGAATGCAAGCGCAGTCAATATTACCGTTGATGACAGCCTCGTTATTGCGACAGAAGATTTTGTTAACAGCAGGCTTAAAGAACATGAAAAGAGCCGCAACCATCCAGACGGAACGCTGAAGGACAAAGGCTTTGTACAACTGAGCAGCGCCACTGACAGCGACGATGAAACCCGGGCGGCCACACCAAAAGCCGTTAAAGCCGCAAATGATAATGCTGATACACGTCTTAAAGCATCTGAAAACCTCGCCGATCTGACCGACTCCGCCAAAGCCCGGGAAGCCCTTGCGCTTGATAAGGTCGGTAACTGGGTTGCCGTACAGCAGGGCGGCGGCACCGGCATGAAAGACAATAAGGTCTATTTGGGCTGGGACGGTGTGCATTTCATCGGGCAGATTGACGCAACGAAACTCGGAAAAATCTTCTGCGAACTTTTTCCGCCCACGGCCGCTGACTGTAACGCTTTTCCGGCAGAGGGTGGCACTGTTGGTGGCAAAGGCGTTACCACCCCGTTTTTGTTCGCCAACGGGCGCGGCGCTCCTCTGAATCAGCAAGGCACCTGGATTGAGTGGAATGAAACTAATAGCCAGGGTGAATCCGCGTTTATCAACAATAAAGGTTCGGGATCGGGCGGGTTCAATTTTCGCATTGTAAACAGTGACAATACGAAACAGAGCGGTGAAGTGTCTATCAGTGGTAACGGAGAGATTTACGAGAATGGGCGGCGAGTTTACAGTCCTAACAATCCGCCGCCGTACCCCGTAACCAGCGTGAATGGCACCACTGGAGCAGTTACAACAGCGGAGGCAAGTCTCGGCGCGGGTTGGTGGAAGGATAAGGCGACTGGTTTGATTTTTCAGACTGGCGGAGGTGCGAATAGC